ATCACAAGGCCAATTAGACCCACAGAAGGAAGCTACTGCAGCAGAAATTCGTGTTAAGAATGCATTTAGTACTCGTGCTAAGGAGGCGGCAGAGCTTACAGGCATGGATTATGAAAATGAAATCTTACCACAACGTATTCGAGAACACCAATCTATGGATGAAGGAGGCTTGTTGAATGAACAAGGACAACAAATTTCAGTTCAAAATTCGAACTCCGCTAAATCTGATTCAGGAAGCGGAGACGATTGACGTCGATATTTACGGCGTAGTCATGAATGGAACAGACTATTTGGGCGAAGATACTGGCGTTTCTAACGTACTATCACAACTCCAGGGGCTGGACCCGTCTCAAAATATCGTATTACACGTTAACTCTGTAGGCGGCGAAGTATCAGCAGGCGTTACAATCTATAACAGATTACGCGCGTTGCAGAATAAAAAATCGGTTATCATCGAGGGGCTAGCGGCATCTATTGCGTCTATTATCTCAATGGCCGGCGATGAAATCCATATGGCACTAGGCAGTGAAATGATGATTCACAACCCTAGTTCTTTTGCATATGGTGAAGCAGATGATTTTGAAAAAGCCGCGGAATCGTTACGCAAAACTAAAGAAAACCTTATCGATATTTACGAAGCCCGCACCGGGTTAACTCGTGAAGAAATCGCAACCATGATGGACGATGAAACTTGGTTAACAGCAAGGGAAGCATTGGAAAAAGGGTTCTGCACAAGTGTAGATGAATCTTTGCAAATGGTTGCATGCCGTAAAGGCGCTGACTTAATTGTCAATGGCTTACCGATGAGTATGGATGTACTCAAAGGGTTGCCTGTTGATAAATATGAAGAGAAAGGAGAGGAGCCAATGGAAGTAACTGCTGAATTGTTGCGAACTGAATATGCGGAAGTGTATGATGAAGTATTTAATGCGGGCGTTGCTGCTGAACGTGCACGTTTACAAGCCCTTGATGGGATTAATAACGAAGCACGTGCGGAAGTTATTAATCGTGCTAAATACGAAACATATGCTACTGTTCAAGATGTAGCTGTTGAATTACTCAACATGCCGCAACCTGAGCAACCAACTAATCATTTACAACAACTAATGCAAGATGCTAACAATGCATCTAATCAAGTTGATACGATTCCTGGTCAAGTACTTGACGAGGATATCAATGATTCTGAAAAGACAATGCAAATTGTTGATCGTGTAATGAAAGCACGTGTTAAAAAATAAGGAGGGCAGATAATATGCCATACGTGGAAGAACAAAAGTTAGAGTACAAACCTCTAATCGCTGGCACACAGATGCCAGTCGTTACAAAAAAAGTAACAATCGGCCAAGACGCCGCAGTAATTAAGGCGGGCACAGTATTAGAATTTGAAGCGGCATCTAAAAAAGCTAAACGTGCTGATACTGATGTGTACGGCGTAGCATTAGCAGATATTGACGCTACAAAAGGTGATGTAGTTGCAGAAATTGCCGTAACCGGTGAATTTGCTACAGCTAATTTAGTATTCAAATCTGGTAAAAAAGCGGAAGACTTCGCGGCAAAAGCTGAAGCCCGCAACATTTATTTTCGATAATAAGGAGGACACATGGATAATATTTACACACCTCAAACACTAGCTGCGGTGGTTCGTCGTACTCCCGATGTGCCATCCTTTTTGAAAGACTTATTTTTCAAAGATACAAAAACATTCTTAACAGAAACAGTTTCGTTTGACATTGTAAAAGGCCGCCGTACTATTACGCCTTGGGTAGCGCCAAACTCTACAGCGCCTTTATCTCAACGCACTGGCGTGACTACAACTACTTACAAACCGGCACAAAAGAAAGAAAAACGCTCCATTACTGAAAACGATATCAAGGTTCGTTTAGCAGGTGAGCAACCATTTGTTGGTACGGTATCTCCTGAAGAACGTGCTATCCAACTTTTAGCGCAAGATACACAAGAATTGAAAGATAACTTGGTGCGCTCTCAAGAAGTTATGGCGGCCGATGTATTATTCAATGGCCAAGCACATATCAAAGGTGAAGGTATTGACGACGTTGTAGACTTTAATTTTACAAACAAAGAAACACTTGCTGGTAACGCACGCTGGGGACAATCTGCAGCAGAAATTGTGGCCAATATTATTAAGTGGAAAAAGAAATGCTTGAAAGCATCTGGCTTTAACCCTAATACATTGGTTATGAACTCTGAAACATTAGAAGTAATGCTTTCTGATAAAAAAATCTTAGCATTGTTTGATAATCGTCGTACAGAAATGGGGCTCTTACAGTTCGAACAAATGGCGGAAGGCGCTGTATATGTTGGCTTCATGGGCGGTCAAATTCAATGTAACGTATTTACTTACGATAACTATTACGTAGACCCTACGGATGGCCAAGAAAAGGAAATGGTAGCTACTGGTAAATTGTTGGTTGCTTCTGATATGGCCAAATTCACTAAATTGTATGGCGCAAATACAATCATCCCTGGCGAGGGCATGGACTTTGTAACCTATGAAGGGGAATATGTAATGCGTCGATTGGTTACACGTGACCCTGACGCGGCGTTCTTAGAATTACAATCTCGCCCTATTTACGTTCCATTTGACGTAGATTCCTACTTTGTAGCGGACGTGTTGTAATTGAAAGGAGGTAAGACTAATGCCTGTACAAGCTAAGCACGCGATTAATACCGGCGATTATGTGTATAATCCCGGTGATGTTATCTCCGATTTAACTGCAGATGAGGAAGAGCGCCTAATTCGAATAGGTGCTGCGATTGTAGTTAATGGAGATCATAAAAGTAACGACGGGGACTCTTTTGCTGAGGCTCTTGGCGTTATGACAAATGCGGATATCTCCAAATACGGCAAATCTATTGGCCTTGACTTTGCAAGTAAAGCTACAAAGGCGAGCATGATTTCCGATATCCTCGCATCTGATGCAGATGTTAACTTGGAACTTTTATCCGATGAAGCACTCCGCGTAATGGCAATCGCTGAACAATTGGATGTTCCTGGCGACGCTACTCGTGAAGAACTCATCGACGTTTTAGGTGAATAATCATGGGATTTAAGGACTTTGTGCAAAATGATATTGAAAATGTGTTTATCAATTCCAATGAATTTGCCGAAGTACATAATCTAAACGGTACGCAGTGCTATGCAGTGGCGGAAGGTCTTACCGATAAGCAGCATGTCGAAATTATGGGCCAGGATGTTGACGGGTTGATATACGATACGATTGTAGTACATGTGGCCAAGCAGGATTTACCTGAAGTGCCAGAGTACGGTCAAATCTTTCGATTCAACGGCCGCATCATGCTGGTTCAATCGTGTGAAGATGATATGGGTATGCTAAATATTGTCCTTAGGGGGAATAACTCGTGAGTGTAACTATTGATGTAAAAGGGTTAAAGGAAGGGCTAGCTAAGATAGACGCGCTAGTCGTTGGAACACCGAAAACTACTGCAAAAGCTATCAACAAAGCGCTGCCTAAAATCAAAAAGGCTACAGTTGATCGTGTTAACGAAGAATACTTAGTTACTAAATCGAATATTAATAAAACCATAAAGGTAGATAAGGCGGGAACGACTTTATCTGCCTTTATTCGTTCGAAAGGTAGACCAATAGCCCTAACTAAATTCAGAGTTACGCCAAAAAATCCACCTAAACGGAGAGGCCGTACTGTTAGAGCACAAGTGATGCGGAACGGTGGCGGAGGAACAATCCCTAATGCTTTTATTGCTCGTATGAGAAGTGGACATATTGGGGCGATGTATCGTAAGGGTGCTGACAGGTATCCGATAGGGCAATTTCACGGCCCATCTGTACCGAGCATGCTTGGTAGCGCCAAGATATCCGCTTTCGTTGGGAATAAAGCAGAGCAGGAATTGCAAAAGCAAATGGAACTCGCGCTCGACGCATTAATAGGAGGGTAATCGATGACACCTACGCAATTAGCAACCGATTTGGGGGCGTTTCTAAAACAAGTGCATGCTAACTATTTTAGCGATGACGCACAAGTAAAGGGAAACCCTTTATTAGTTGTACCTGGATTTTTAAAAATGAAAGAATCATCCAAGGAGGACCAATATCCGCACCTTGTTATTCGAATCAATAAGATAGAGGATACCTTGCAGGGGTCAACTGTCCAACTATTTCTAATCCACGGGGTATACTCCGAAGATGTGGAAAAAGGTTGGATGGAGATTACTAACTTTTTGGAGACAACACGGCAAGCGCTACTGGCCCACCCCGTTATTGCTAAGCGATACCGTTTAGTAATGGATGATAAACACGGAATTGATACCGACATCCCTCCGGATCAAGCGTATCCGTATTGGGAGGGATTTATGACGGTTAAATATGATATCGAACAAATACGAGAGGAGATGATTATTTAATGGCAAAAGCTGATGCACCAGTTGAAGTTGTAAATGAAACAACAGAAATTGTGGAAACAACAGTTAAAACTAAAGATGCTAAACAAGTAATCTACTTAGGACCTAATAGTGCTGAACTAGGTCTTACAACAGGTACCGTTTATATTGACGGTATTCCTGCTGTAGTAGGTGAAGATAAAGCAATGCTACGATTATTGTTTGTGCCAATTAATAAGATTGCAGAAGCACAACAAGAATTAGCAACAGAAGGTACAGCGATGAATACCGCTTACCTTGAATTTAAAAAAGGAGGTCGTAGATAGTGGGAAACTATAGACACGGAATTTATACAAGAGAGGTCCCTACTTCTCTTATTTCTATGACAGAAGCTACGGCGGCCTTACCGGTTTATGTCGGCACTGCGCCTGTGCACTTAGCTACGGACCCAGCGGAAGCCAATAAAGCAGTATTGTGCTACAACTACGCATCTGCCACTACTCAATTTGGGTATTCTAAAGAATGGGATAAATACACACTGTGTGAAGCGATGTATTCCCAATTTTCTTTATTCGGGATGGCGCCAGTAGTTTTTATTAATGTTCTTGATCCGAAGAAACATAAGAAGACGTTAGCGTCTACGCAAAAACAAATCCAGGATAAAGTCGTAACCATTGAAGACCCAGTATTGCTCAATACATTAAAGGTATCTGCCACAAATGGCGGCGCAGCTTCAACTATCAATGTTGATTACACGGCGGTATTTAACGACGAAGGCAAATTGTTGATTGGCATCGTAGCTACCGGTGCACTCAAAAGTGCAACATCTGTTTGGGTGACTTACGATTATGTAGACCCATCTATGGTAACTGCAGATGACATCGTAGGCGGCGTGGATACAGAAGGTAAACGCAAGGGTTTGGAGCTTATCAATGAAGTATTCCCTCGCTTTGGCTTAATTCCAGGTAATTTATTGGCTCCCGGCTGGTCCCATAATACACTTGTAGCGGCTGTAATGAAAGCGAAGGAAACTACTATCAACGGTATGTTCCAGGCTATGTCCTTGTGTGATGCCCCTACCGATGAAATCAAAAAAGCAACTGCTGTTAGTGAATGGAAAAATAAAAAGAACTACGTCGATGAACGTCAAATTTTATGTTGGCCAAAAGTAGCATTAGCTAATCGCCAATTCCATTTATCCACACAACTCGCAGGTCTTATGGCTAAGACAGACGCTAAGTATGATGATATTCCTTACAAATCTCCGTCCAATGAGTCTTTGCAAGCGGACAGTGCTGTATTGAAAGATGGTACTGAAATCTACTTAGGCCCAGATGAAGCAGCTTACTTGAACGGCCAAGGCGTAGTTACTGCGCTTAATTTCATTGGGGGCTGGAGAGCTTGGGGCAATCGTACAACGGCTTATCCGTCTAATACAGATGTTAAGGATTCCTTTATCCCTGTACGTCGTATGTTTAACTGGGTATCCAACACGTTGATTACGTCATTCTGGTCTAAAATTGATGACCCTGCGAACAAGCGTTTGATTAATAACATCGTAAATAGTGCTAATGCGTGGCTAAATGGTCATGTAGCATCTGGTGCACTTCTTGGTGCTCGTGTTGAATTTTTGGAATCCGAAAACCCTACAACAGATTTGTTAAATGGTATCCTTCGATTCCACGTATATTTAGGTGTTCCAACGCCAGCTCGTGAAATCGATTTCATTCAAGAATATGATCCGGCATACATGAGCACGTTATTTAATTAAAAAGGGAGGTAACTCATGGCTAAACATAGAGATAAGTTGATTGACTTTGCCATTTTTAGCTCTGGCAGAGAATTATATGGT